CGAATAATAATAATACGCAGGAGAACCGTGATAGCGACGACACAGCTAATAGCTTTGATGAGAAGATTGAAGCGCAGGGGAAACGTCCGGCCCCGAACCGCAGGAATGCGGCAGCAAGGAAAGCGGGCAAAAGAGGGTCAAAATTCCTGGGCCCGAACCGCCGAAAGGCGGAAACCAAGGAAGAAAATGCTGGTGATTGTGAAACAGGGGCACCAGCAGCCGGGGACGGTGAAGCGACCAAAGCCGAACCGCCATTATGTGGCGGTGAGGGAAATGGAGAAAGGGAGAAAGTGATGGAGGAGGAGGGTAACGATGTCGGGAGGGCTCGGAGGAGCAGGAAAAACAAACGCAGGAAAATGAAGAACGTCGCCACGGATTTGCCTGGGAGAAGTGCCAACACCACATCTGTGTTGAAGCCTCCCAAGAAACGTGAAAGGGTCACTCAAAAACGAGAGGTACCTCTGCCTGAGGTCCTCCCAGAATACGATGAGCTTGATGACACTTATGTTGAACCGGACTTGCCACCAGAGGTCGAAGTTGAAGAGGCTGTAGAAGAGACTGGGCTTGAAGCTCCAGTAGTATACGCCGATGGGAACTTGGACGTCGCCTTTGGTGATGCTGAAGAAGGATTGAACGAAGTGGAGATGTTTGGACCTGGCGACCGTGTGCCCCACGGGGCACGACCGGTCCAGCTTCCTGCTGGTGATTACGTATGCTGCGGACATGTGTTTTCGGTAAGGGAGGGCGTTGATTCTGTCCCACCTTACTTGACGCAGACGGTCGAAGGTGAGAGAATTAGGTTGGAAGCTGGTGGCTATGTGGTCACCGCAGCCAGAGATGATGAAATGGGACCTTTTCTCACCTTAGACAGATTCTCCAGGTCCGGAGTGTATGAGTATGTTAAGGGTGGAAACAATTGCGTTTTGGCCTGCTGGTACGTTGCCTGCCAGCTGCACACCTATAGTGATGAGACCTTCGACGTGTTTGTGGCAACAAACAGGGCGGACATGGCACTGGGCGCTGACGACATGGTCGACACCAATGCGGAAACGATGCTTTATCAAGGCACGCGGATCCGGGTGTCAGACAGACTCAAAGTCGCGCATGGCAGCCTTCCCCTGTTGTGGAAGCTAGGCATGAAGAAGGGAGTTGTCATGCTTGTCTCGGAAGGTCATGCTGTTCTGTATGACACCCGGGTGGTTGAACCGCGGGATGTCGGTAGACTCCGTGGTGACCCGGACTTCTATGACTCGGCCATTGACGTTTTTGGTAAGGTGCGCAATTACCTCGCACCGGCCAGAAACACGACGAATTACGACGCGATGGGGCTTGACGTCGGTGTTGAGAGGACGTTGGTATACAGAAACCACGTCTTTGTGCTGTGTAGAGAAAGATGCGAGCATAGAGCGGAGAGAGTTGCATACGCAGCGGCAGACAAAATTGTCGGAGCGGAAAATGATGTTGTTCGAATTAAGCACTATATGAATCAGACTGTGCGTACGCACGTCGTTCCATATGGTGTCTATGTCGCGACATTTGACGTAGATATGTACATCACGTCCACGCTGGCACAATTTGACAGGAATCTCAGGCAGAAGCACGCCAGTGTTCATGGCGCCACGCCTGTGATCACGCAGCCACAGACGCTGTGCTTGCACCAACTCAGAATCTGCCATGATGCTACGGAGGATGGCGTGTCGGTGTGGGACAGACTCAAGGGAGGACCATACCCTGCGAGTTTCTGCCGTGACGCCGCTACCGGGCATGCGATGAAGGTGTCGATGACGCACAATGAGGCTAGACGTGAGATGATCAAGGCGAATATGCGGCGGGGGACCTTTTACGGACTGTTCTTTATGTTCCTCGTTTCGATGTTCATGTCTTCTTTGCACTTCGTTGGAGATACTGTTGTCGGCATAGGCTTGCCTTTCTTCCACATAGGCGAGTATGGCAGTGTGCTTTCTGGAGTCGGCGTAGCGTTCCTGAATGCCCTCACAGGAACCATTTACGCCGCGGTGCTCCATGAGTATATGACGCTGTCTGCCGTCACATTGACCCTGGTGGTATTCGGATTCTACAGACTGCCTAGAAACGCCGGATCTTGGACTGGGGAAAACGGGAAGAAATTCCTGTATGGTTACATCTTCAATCATGAGGATGCTTCGGCGTTCGACAGGTTGAAGGTGAAGTGTTTTGGTCCCGCGAGAAAGGACTCGGGCCCGATGTCTGTGTGTCTGTACGACACAGGACTCGGCTGTGCACCATTTGTGCCCGACCTTTCCTCGCGTGATAATGTTGTTGCTGCTCTGCTGACCCGAGTGGGGAAGGAGATGCCCGCTCCCTGCCCCGTCGCACTTGGTGAAATTAGGAAATTCACACGCAAGTACTGCGAAGAGTTCCTAGTTCCACTCAGGCAGTCTGACATACCCAGCTTCGAAGAGTGGGTGTCGAACTTGCCGGGGAAGAGTGAATCGTATAAAGACAAACTCAGACAAGCCAGCTTGCGTTCGAGAAACAGATGCGAATTGGTTAATGTGTTCCTGAAGGACGAGAAGTACCATGAAGTCAAGAAGCCACGCCTCATTATGTCCCGGACAGATAAGTTCAAGACAATATGTGGGCCCGTGTTCAGCGCAATAGAGAAGCGCGTGTTTGAATCAGATATGGTTTACAAGAAACATGCGAAAAATGGCACTGCTGAGAAGTGGCTCCAAGATTTGGCGACGAAAGGTAGGTATTTCGTGGAAACGGACTACACATCATTTGAATGCAGCTTCAGCAAGCAGATGATGGAGGCAGTTGAGTTTGTGATGTACGACTACATGACACAGAATGTAGATAGCGAAATGCCATACATCAAGAGTGTGTTGAGCGGTACCAATAGGTTGCAGTCGAGGCTCGGAATGACTGCGATGATCGAGGCAAGGAGGATGTCCGGAGAGATGAACACGTCACTGGGCAACACTTTCAGCAACCTGATGTTCATGCTCTGGAACCTAAAGAAGCATGGACACAATTGGAGGAAGGCAAATCTTCTGGTTGAAGGTGACGACTGTATATGTGCAGTCAATGAACCCATCGGTGTTGAACATATAGAGAAGCTGGGGTTGATCATTAAATTTGAACAATATGACAGCCCAACTAAAGCAAGCTTCTGCGGTATGCGAATGTTGCCCAATGGAACACGCGCGAGGGACCCGGAGTGGCTCGTGGATTTCTTTTGGTCAAGCCGCCAGTATGTCAACGCAGGGCAGAGTACACTAGATGCCCTGTGTACAATGAAAGGGCTTTCGGGCATGTATCTGCACCCCGGTTGCCCCATGGTAACTTCAGTGTTTATGCGAATGATCACTGAAGACAAAATTAGGAAAGCAAGAGAATTGGCCAAGAGGGACAGGTCGTTCAATCCTGTTCACTCCATAGACTTGGACAGAGTTCCTGAACCTGTGGAGATCACCGATGCCGACAGGTCAGTCTTTTGCGAAATGTACGGTTACACGCCAACGGAGCAGCGCGCATTCGAAGCAGGGAATTGGAGGGTATTTAGGGCCTCGATTAACTGCCGGTGGGCATATGGCTTGATGTGCGACGGCGTTGACCGGTGCTTGAGCACATCGTCGATTTATCTCAATAAAATGATGGGAGGCACACCTTAAGGTCGCGCCACACGTTTAAGATGAATAAGTACGGTAAACAAATTGGCGAAAGCGTATCCGCCAAGAAGAATACGCGCAATGAAAACAACGGCCTAAGAAGCCGAGCCCCGCCCGGTGCTGAACCGGGCAGCTTCCATGTCGCTAGAGAACATGAGGTGGTTCATCAAAGATATCTGGAGAATATCTTGGAACCCGAGGTGCCCTTCGTCACTCCAGGACCAGCCAAATGGCTATACGCCACATGCCTCAAAGCAGTGGTTCGCGTTCCGGCAAGCACATTTTCGCACGGCTCTGTGAAAGTTACCACACAACTTGATCAGATGCTGGAAATGTCACAAGACGTTGCTACCGCCTCAAACTGGGGGTCAGAAACAGAGCAAACTACAACGTTTCCACCTTCGATACCTTTCTTCCTGAGTCAACCGCTTAAGAATCCAAACGGCTCTGTTTCAGAGTCTTTGAAATTTGACGCGCCTGCGTACAGTTTCCCTTCGTCGCCTGGTGGTTCATACTACCCTGGTGACTGGGTGATTCTAAGCGGTCCGCTTGTGTTTACTTTATCCACGCAGATGACGGGCACGTACACCTTCACCGTTGGTAGGTACGACCCAGACTCTGATGTGCATACGATAGTAGCATTCATAAGCGTGAACATAGTCAATCCGGGCACGACAATCGTGTCTTTGCCTATTGCAGCCAATACATCGCTGACCAATTTGGCAATCTCGCTTGCACGTACAGGCGCAGCCGGAATGACTTCCGTTTCATTGACTCTCCAGCAATCAAACAACATCCAGAGAATTTCGGGCTCGTTCACGTCAGTGTCGAGTTTCGAGAATCTCTTCAGTTCTAACGCATCGGCGGTGGACCTTATTGAGAAATCCAAGGGTTTTAAAGTATCGGCCATGTCAGTGCGTCTACAGAACAGCACCGCACAGTTGAATCGCGGTGGTACTCTGAACATGGCACAGTTGCCTCCAGGTTCAGCGCCTTCTATCCCACAGAGGGCAGACGTGTTGTTTGATATGTTGGGAACTTTGCCTACAGTAATGACGAAATGTGCACAACCACTAGCTAAGGGAGGGCACATTTCATACGTACCACAAGATTTTTCACAACTGACGTTTTCGAGATATCCTGGACAACCAGGGTCCTGCCTGCTGTTTGCGTGGCAGAACACGCCTTCTCAACTAGGGGGCTACTATCAACAAGACTTGACAGTGGAGATTAAGATGAACGTGGAAATTTCCACCACGGATCCATCTCTTAGGTACACCCTCCGCAGCCCGCTCGCGTTTGACTACGTTGAGTGGTTCCTGAGCTACGAAGGGGTCACTGAAAATTGCTGTGGATGCAACCCGGACCACATGGAAAGGATTAGGAAGATAGTCAAGGGTTTTCTGAACCACCCTGCGACGAGAGCACTTGGCTCCGCTCTCGTTCGCGCCGCTCCAGCGGCTCTCGCCCTCCTTTAGTAAAGGTGGGGCGAGATTCTCGTGTGTTGCACAACAGATCAATCCGGTTGTGCATTTGTGGCGAGAACCATGAAGTACCGCAAATTACACGTTAAACTCACAGGGATGGGGATAAGGCAAGTGCACCG